GTCATGGTTAATGCGGGAATACGGCGACGATACAGCGCATAATGTGTCAGGCTTGAATACCTTTATCGAATCCCGGTAATAAAAACTGTCCCTGTCTCTCCAGACGTTCCAGCTTTGCAAGCAATTGAGGTTTTTTCGTTCTCCCCCAGCGATTGAGCAGACGGCCTGACATGCTGGCGACATCCTTCTCTTTCATGTACTCCAGCATTACGGCGTTACGTTCTGCTTCATAACTTTCGCTGTACTTACGGAGTTCTGCTGACATCCAGTTAAACGCATTGATATAGGCTTCTTTAACAGCATCGGCTTTTGCCCCGTTAAATCCCATAACCAGCATAACGAAGCCACTAAAGTCCATGCGGTAGTAAATCTGTTTCTTGTCAAAAATCCCTAAGTCATTGATTTTCTCGACGGCCCAAAAATGGGTTGTCGAGAATTCCTCAGAACATCTCAAACATTTAATAGCCCTAATCACATGCTGATGGCGTTTACCAAATGCCCTGGCAATCTGGAAGGTGTCAGTTACCGGTTGACCTTCTGCTGCGGTAACTAACTGGCGAAAGTCGAAGTCATGATTCGCAATTAATTCATTCATGGCGTTGCCTGCTTCTTTGAAATGAACCTTTGCCGCACAGGAAACCAGCCCACCGAGGCTCGCCAGCACTAACTGGTATCCTCAAAGGCCCATTCCAAAGGGTCAGGTTCGGTGTTTATTGTGCGCTGCGGTGCGCGGTGAAATACCGGTACAAAAATGCCCCGCATCTGCGAGGCATTTTCCTGAAAGTCACTTGTTAAATTTCAGTGAAATTAAAATTATTTTAAGCACTGCGTCCTGATGTATTCCTGCAGGTAGTTAACCTGCGCGGTTATCTTGTCGATTCCACCTCGGAGACGGTAATAATTGAGTTCAGCATCTGCTGTAAGTCCTGGGCTTTCTCCATCGCCCATGCTGCTGGCTCCGGTCGTTGACTTTGCACAGGTGGCGGAGACTTGCAGGCGCTTACGCCCAGCAGAAACATCAGCACGGAGACTTTCGATAGTCGCATTAGCATCAGCAAGCTCCTTTGTGTATCTGGCGTCAAGTTCTGCTACATCACGTTGCCGCTTCTGCATATCAGCGATGATGGATGTGGCTTTATCGCGCTGCTCTTTGTAGGCGATGGCGTTATCACGGTAATGATTAACAGCCCATGACAGGCAGGCGATAATGCAGATAACCAGAGCGGAGATAATAACGGTTACCCTGCTCATTGTTGCCCCCACAAACAGACTTCACGCTCAATCTCGCGGCGAGTCATCAGCCCTTTCCATTGCTTACCGCCAGCGTATGTCCAGCGCCGTAGCTGATCACATGCGCCTTTGATATCGCCCTGGTTTATTTTGCGAAGAAGCGTCGATGTTCTGAAATTGCCAGCGCCCACGTTGTAAACGAACGAGTAAAGAGCGCCGCGCGTTGTTTCCGGTATATCGACGTTGATGTACGGGTTAATTTGTCTGGCGACCGTGGCAAGGTCTTTATTCAGGAGGGCTTTGCATTCTGCTTCGGTATACGTTTTACCGGGCATGATGTCTTTTCCGGTGTGTCCGTGACATACAGTCCATACGCCAACGATATCTTTGTATGGTATGTAGCTGACACCTTCCAGACCATCGTTACCACCTGGACCAGTGATGAGCACAGACGCTATGGCAACAGCCCCACCACCAATAGCAGCTGCAACAGCCTTGCGTAATGACGGCGACATTATTCACCTCTCGCAGCCTTACGCTTATCTTCTTTAATCTTGAAATAAAGATTTGTCAGATACGTCAGCAGGCCAAACAGCAGACTTCCCAGCACACCTATTGCCACCCACTGGGACGGAGAGACTTTGTCCAGCAACTGCAGTAGCCAGTATCCCGTCCCCACCGCTGACGTGGTGTATGACACACCTGTTGTTATTTTTTCCATCTGGTACATACCCCGTCTCCCGTTATCCGGAAGCTGACAACAATAAAAAGCCACCAGTTAATTCCTGATGGCCCTGATGCATAAACGTCATAATACCTGACTGTTATGATTGACAATAATGATAATGTTTATATAGAAAGGTTCCCGATGTGTGTTACATATCATTTCTCCACGGGGAATATCCCCACGCCAGCGCAGACTCTTTTACCCGTTCTCTTCTGCGCTGGCTCTTTTTTATTATGCTGCTGCATTTACCTCTGGCACCATGCTTTCTATCTCAACACAATACGTGGTACTTCTTGTAACCAATATCATAACGATTAATCGACATAGAATTTCTCCCGTGTACAGGAACAGAGTTAAAAAGCCGGAACCGGAATCAAATCACAGGATGACCATCTGCCAGTGGCAGGTCATAAAAAAAAGGCCGCGCCATGCGCAGCCAGAACTCACAAGGAAAATGATAGAAGGAAATAACATTAGTGATGTACGCATGGCGCCTCCCGCTAAGTTCTGCAATGATCAAACAGAACTCGCTACGTGCCCTTAAAACTCGATCATTTAGCCCCTCCAAGGAGGATTCACCATGCGGTTGATTTTTTAATAAACAGTAAACAAAAAAGTCAAGAATTATTCATTCTGTTCTTTCATCATCGGCCACAGCAATACCACAATGCCGCAGACCAGAGCGCCATCAGTCAGTACCAACATTATCCTGCTGGTGAAATCCATCATCACCATCACTAAAAGCAGGATCACAACAGCAAGCAGACACAGTTTATAAAACAATGTTCAGAAAACGCATTCAGCATGCCTAAGGTTCTATTCCTACGAATAGCCAACTTGCAACTTAAAATATTATTTATGCAGCCAATTAAATTCTGGTCCTTACAATATCAACCTGAAGATTCTTATCTTGTGCTTATTGATAAATGACAAACCTTTTACTACCTGCATTGAAAGAAGTAGACAAAACCAGACAATTATCATAATGAGCAAGAACATAATACCAACCATCATTATAATTAATCATTTCATATTCTTTCTTAAACTGTGGTTTGTAATATCCTGTCAGAAATGAAAAAAGCCAGAAATATGCCACAAAAGCAATCATCACAATCTCAAAAAAATGTTTTTTTATAAATGGCTTATCATAGAAGCATGATACCGATAAAAATCGCCCATAAGATCTTATCGAAATTGTAACCGCCAGCGCAATCGCTGCTGACAGTAGCAAAAGAGGTACCTGAATCTTCTGTCTCAATATAGAAAACTCAATAATTGCCGGCACAAACAATAATTCCACAGCAAAATAAAGGCGAAATACATTTAGCTCTTGCATAGAATGTTTTCTTTTCACTGCGAAAAAGAATACAACACCAATACCCCAACCGATAAGAAATATAGCAATGACGATAACTGCAAAAAATAAACTTCTGGCAACATCATCAACACCTGCACCTACAATCCACCATGGGAAGCCGTAGTAAAAAGAAGTACCCCATCCATAGAAATAAGCACTCCCCCATCCAAGGCATCCCATGTAGGCAATAAAAAGTGAAGAACTCCTGAGCAGCGCACCATCCTTCATAACCACCCCAATACAAGATGATAACATTGGCTTACAACTCATAACAAAAGCAATTCAATGCCGTCAAGAGGTTACAGGCTAAAAAAACTCTATTACATTGCAGTCAGCATGTTTACTACACAAATACAATTCAGAGCATAAAAACTACTCGGCGGCAGGTTATTGAGACTCATCAATGACATGTAAAAAACGCCCATTATTGGTGTCAAGTTTCCCCAAAGTTATTCAAAAAGTCAATATTATGCCGTTAATATGTTGCCATCCGTGGCAATCATGGCGCTAACGTGTGATCGCATTCAAAATGTTGTCTGCGATTGACTCTTCCTTGTGGCATTGCACAACCAGAGCGTCATACAGCGGCTTAACAGTGCGTGACCAGGTGGGTTGGGTAAGGTTTGGGATTAGCATCGTCACAGCGCGATATGCGGCGCTTGCTGGCATTCTTGAATAACCGACGCCTTTACATCTTCCGCACTCTTTCTCAGCAACTATCCTCCACTGCTCTGTTTTGGCTATATCAACCGCACGGCCTGTACCGTGGCAATCTCTGCATCTTGCGCCCGGCGTAGCGGCACTACGGCAATAATCCGCATAAGCGAATGTTGCGAGCACTTGCAGTACCTTTGCCTTAGTATTTCCTTCGAGCTTTGCCACACCACGGTATTTCCCCGATACCTTGTGTGCAAATTGCATCAGATAGTTGATAGCCTTTTGTTTGTCGTTCTGGCTGAGTTCATGCTTACCGCAGAATGCAGCCATACCGAATCCGGCCTGTGATTGTGCCATCCCCATAGCAGCCATCACATCAGTACCGGAAAGAGAGTCAGAAGCCGTGGCCCGTGGTGAGTCGCTCATCATCGGGCTTTTTGGCGAATGAAATTTAGCTACGCTTTCGAGTCTCATCGTCTTCCCCTCTTGCCCTGTTTGACCATCAGGACGCCGTTAACTATTACATGACGCTCGCCTTTGCTGTCTCGGTTGTACTTGAGCACTGTTCCTCTTGCGCAGGAAAGCATCCTTGCCACTTCGGTCTGATTGCCTCGTGTATGGATAAGAAGCTCTGGTATCGTTTGAATTGTGGCGTTCATGCGTTCTCCAGTTCGGTGATTTTTATTCCAAGCCTTCCGCCTGGTACTTTCACACCACGAATTACGCGAATGTCATCGAATTGCTCGTCGTCTTCCGCAAATCCGGCGTGGATAAGGGAGTCGAGTAAACCTTTCAGGATGTTATCGAGGTCGCGGCGGCGGGAGTCTGGAACGTCTGCGATGACTTTGATGCGGAGTCGTGATTTGGTGAAAATATCTAACTTGAGTTGGTGGATGATTTGCTGAACGTCTTTTCGGTATTTCTGGCCTTTATCGCTGATGTAGTATTGGCTTCCCCGTCTTCGCCAGTAGGTATTCAACGACGGCGGGTATGGAAGCACAAACTGATATTCGTTCATGACTTAATCTTCCCCTCCTTCAGCAGTATCGCCTGCGTCCTGATCACGCCTTCGAGGTGGTAAAGTCTGGCATCTTTGTTGTCGATAATCATTGTGCGTCGGTCGATTTCATCGTGACACGCGCTACAAGCCCATGCGCCGATCAGGTCGTCAGGCTTCATTCCCGTTCCGCAAATTCCAGCCATCCGGTAATGTGCCAGAACTGTAGTTTCAGGATTGCCATTGCATACGCCGTAAATACGTACCTGGCATTCTCTGCCGCGCGCTTCTTTGCGTAGGTTAGCCATTATGGTTCACTCCAGTAATTCTCAATTGCAGCAGCCATTCTCTGCATCCACTCAGCCAGCTTTAACGCAGCTTCTCTTTCAGAACCACATTTAGGGAAATCCTTCATTTCCATGCTGGCCTTATATGTTCTGAATGCCAGGTCTCCGGTAATAACCAACTCCTGATCAAGCACCGAGCGTTTATTCCGGTGTTGAACGTAATAGACAGATTCAGTCCGCATTTCTTCTCTGTCTTTTTTGAAGGAAATAAGCTCAGAGAAATCACTCATCGTTTTCTTCCTCGTACATTGAGCTATTCGGATCGCTCATCAGTTCTGCGCAGCAGTGCTCACATACGTGAACTTCCAGCACATGCAGCTTCTGACCGCAGTTAGCGCACGTTAAAGCTCGCTCGACGCTTTCTTGTTCGTAACTTCGATTTTGGTCAATCACCTTGTTTTCCTCGCACGATTTCTTAGCCACCGGATATCCCACAGGTGAGCCGTGTAATTGAAGGTTTTTACGTCAGATTCTTTTGGGATTGGCTTGCGTTTATTTCTGTAGCGTTTCGTTGGAAGGTATTTGCAGTTTTCGCAGATGATGTCGGTGAAACTTCGTCGCTGTCGCCTCATGCCGCCCTCCTGACGCCCTGCCCGATCGCCATCAATGCCGCTTTGGATACGGTAGTAAACATCCGTCGAGGACTGATGAACGGTCGCCAAATCAGCAGCATGGAGCCTTTACTGTTTCCCTTCTTCTCCAGCCCTGTCGATGGTTCGATAAAATTAATCCGTCCATCAGTGATAATGCGAACTTCGTCAACACTCTCCAGAGCCTTGCTGAACCATCCGACAGACATATCCTCTGGCACAAGCATCACTACCGTCTGTCGCTGTTGTATGCACTGCTCAGCGGCTTTTTCCACCCACGGCCTGATATTGCTGTACGGTGGGTTATTCCAGATTGCACCGTGGCTTATCCACTCAGAATTGAGTGCGTCGTCGGCCTCAGTTAGCCAGTGAGCGCACAGAGCATTTTTGTCGCTCGCAGCTGAATCCAGCCAGAATCCAAACTCAATATCCAGCGCATCAAAAAGCCAAAGCGGCGTTTGCCAGCAGTCCTTGTCGTGTGCTGGTGTATTTGATTTGATAGTCATGCAGCCCTACCTTTTCGTTGTGACCATTCATACTCTCGCCGGGAGTCATCACTCCACCGCACGTTGCGCTCTGAGCCGAACCAAAACATGATTTCGATAAGCTCAGTCATGCTGGCCTTTCGCATTTTGCTGGTACGCACGCCAAGCATGACAACGCCACCATCGATACCAGGCACACTTCGTTGCTCCAGTTTTTTGGTCTTAAGCCACAGGGCAGTGAACAGGTCTTTCCAGTCCTCCGGCGCAAGTCTCTGTCCATGCCAAAGCACCTGACGTGATACGTCCTGCAATAACGCCCACATAAGGCGGTTTTGAGGATTGCTCCGCTTTGGTTCTTTAATGTGGACTTCGTGAGGTGACTTGTCGTCGATCGGAAGTGAGAGTATTGCGTCTATGGCGTTGTTTCTGATTGCTTCGTTGCGAAGCATGTATATTTGCTTCATTGTCACCTCAACTCACAAAACGCCACGCCATTTTTGCTACAGCGACAGGCGCAACACCGATAATCACCCACAGGAAAATGCTACCGAAAAGCACACCAACCAGGTCTTTACCTTCGCCTACCAGCCGGACAAAACTGCTGGCAACCACAATGAACGTCGCCACCATCCACATAGCACCGAGAATCCTCAATGCAGAAAAAATCAACTCAACCACGATTTACTCTCCCCCAAATAAAAAGGCCTGCGATTACCAGCAGGCCTGTTATTAGCTCAGTGATGTAGATGGTCATCTTTTAACTCCATATACCGCCAATACCCGTTTCATCGCGGCACTCTGGCGACACTCCTTAAAAATTAGGTTCGTGCTCATCTTTCCTTCCCGTTCTTCCTTGGTAGCAAACCGGTAATACACCGTTCGCCAGACCTTACCTTCGATAACCAGAAGACCTGCCCGTGCCATTTTAGCCGCGGCCTGATTTATGCTGGTTACTGTTGCGCCTGTTAGCGCGGCAACGTCCGGCGCACAGAAGCTATTATGCGTCCCCAGGTAATGAATAATTGCCTCTTTGCCCGTCATACACTTGCTCCTTTCAGTCCGAACTGAACCGCCCCGGGAATCCTGGAGACTAAACTCCCTGAGAAAGAGGTAAACAGGATGACTAAAAATACACGTTTTTCCCCCGAGGTCCGTCAACGGGCAGTTCGTATGGTTCTGGAAAGTCAGGGCGAATATGACTCACAATGGGCGGCAATTTGTTCCATTGCCCCAAAGATTGGCTGTACACCAGAGACTCTGCGTGTGTGGGTTCGTCAGCATGAGCGGGATACCGGGAGTGGTGATGGTGGACTCACCACCGCTGAACGTCAGCGTCTGAAAGAGCTGGAACGTGAAAATCGTGAACTGCGCCGCAGTAACGATATCCTTCGCCAGGCTTCCGCTTATTTTGCGAAGGCGGAGTTCGACCGCCTCTGGAAAAAATAATGCCGCTGCTGGATAAGCTGCGTGAGCAGTACGGGGTCGGACCGGTATGCAGTGAACTGCATATTGCCCCGTCAACGTATTACCACTGTCAGCAACAGCGACATCATCCTGATAAACGCAGTGCCCGTGCTCAGCGCGATGACTGGCTGAAGAGAGAGATACAGCGCGTATACGATGAAAATCATCAGGTGTACGGTGTGCGTAAAGTCTGGCGCCAGTTGTTACGCGAAGGTATCAGGGTGGCCAGATGTACAGTGGCGCG